ATTTTATTGATGTTGGGGAGTGATGGGTTTCGGCGCGGTGGGTGGTGCTGTTCTAATTTGCAGAAGGGAAAAAATCAAATGGATATAGTACTAATCAAATGGTTTGATTCAAAGTCCGGCCCTGCTGGGTGGGAATATTTGGATGGCATAGATCCGGTTGAGCCTATTTCTTGTGTTTCGGTAGGTTTTTTGTTGGAGGAAAATGAGAGCTATAAAACCATAGCCCCCACGGTTGGTGGGGGTCAGGTTTTAGGCAGGGTAACGATACCGCAATGTTCTATTACTGATATGCGAAAATTGTCTGAAGGGGATTGAACCCTCAATAAATGCTTTGCAGGGGCATATGCTTTTCTATATTTTAAACTTGACATTCGGCGGCGGTCTTGGTAGTGTACAAAAAGAAGCCGCCTGCCGTGAAAACGGTAAACATTTGATACATGCACTGTCTCCAATGTTTGGCTTCTATAAAGCGATGGACTGCAATCTATCGCTTTATTTTTTTGTGGGTTTTTTCTTGACATCCCGGGGGGTCTTATGGTATTTTTAAAGCATCTTGGGACCCGAACATCCGAGACATTAAATTTTAAAGTCGGCTTTCTCGCTGTTTTGACATCCTTTTTTCAGCGGGTTTGTCCAAGAGCCCCTGCCGCAGTCCTTTCGGGTCCCCGGCGGGGGTTTTTTATCCGGAGGGTTCCACGTGGGACAAAAAAAGAAAATTTATGGTACTGTGGAGGAAATCGGCTGGTTCCCTGCGGCGGCAGGTAAGTTAAGAGCCTATGCTTCCGAATATCCGGATGGTGCGGAATGGAAGCGAGTGCCGACACGGAAGGTCTCTTGCGGCGTGCCGTACCCGTTTCTTTTCGGCGGCGTTCTTTCTGAAATCGGGCTTATGGGTTACGGCAGGCACTCGCCGTCGCCGGAATTCAAACCCGGGGCCGAGGTCCGCTTGCAGGAATATGAGGTCTTGTTCGATCTCAAAGCCCGGAAGGTTTGATCTATGGACCTGAAAATCGGCGACCATGTTTATATTCTCAAGCCCGTCGCCCGACACATATCGAGGCTGAAGAGATCCGGTACGATCGTGGGTCTGATGCCGCCGTATTGTAAGGTCGGGATCAGATACGGAGGGCGGACCGGATGCTGGTGCGGCCCCATTTCGGATGTGAGTAAAACTCATAGAGAGGAGAGATAAAATGATTGATCTATCCAAACTTTTAAAATGTTCGGAGTGCGGGAATGTTCTGTGGGTTCTTTGTGAGGTCGGGGTGAGGTGTGCGTCTTGCGGCATGGAATGCCGAGTTCTACAGCTCAGGGTGGCGGACGAAACCCGGAAGCCCGAAGAGAAGGCCCGGCGGGACACCGGAGATACGATCATCGGATCGAGCCCGGAATTGGCCGCATACTGATGGACGAGACACGGAAGGCAATTGCCGAATTATCCGCTTACTGGAAGCAACGCTCGGAATTCCTGTCGAGGCCGTTTCCTGACGGCCGCTTGCCGGGCAGGATGGCGGCTATAGCTTCGGAGGAGCTTATGAATTGCGCTCTGCAACTCGACCGAATGTTGGAAGGCGAGCCGACGGAGGCGCGCGGTTGTGGGCTTCACGCAATGACCAAGACCGGGACCGACCGAGTTAAAAAAGTGTCGGCGATATTATATGAAATGCTGCCGCCGGCCGGTGCGAGGACTGACTACGAGGGGGATATTCGCAGAAGGGGAGATGAGGTTTTTTTTGCACCCAGGGACTCTAAAGACGCACCATTCGGCCTTCTTGTTGATAGCGAAGTAGTATCGCTCTTGCGGGGACCCAGGCAACCATATACGGCAATTCAGACGGCATTTCAAATAGCGCATGTGATCATGTCACGGCATCCCGGCACATGGAATGCGTTCGCCGGTCAAGGGTTTCTTGAAGACGGCCTTCATGGGGAAGGAAGCGTGATCCGCGTGATTTACGGCATTGATTCAGTCAGCCGAAACTCGGATCCGGATATTGTGGGCGAAGACGGGCATCACCAAAAAAACAAATGACCAAACCTCTTGATGCAGAACAAGCCGAGATAGACCGCATCTGGCAAGAGACTTGTTCCGATTTTCGTCTCTATGCGAAGCGGTGCCTCAAGATCCAAACGATGAACGGCGAACTCGTGCCGTTCATCTTCAATGAAGTACAGACCCTTCTTGAAGACATCATCCGAGACATAAAGTCCGATGGCCGCAGGGTCAGACTCTACGTCCTCAAGGCGAGGAGGGAGGGCGTCTCGACGTGGTTTACCGGCAGGTGTTTTTGGAAAACGGCGAATAATAAAAACATCTACACCCTGCTGGTCACGCACGAGCCCGAGGCCACGGATTTCCTGTTCAAGATGCAGAAGCGCTATTACGATAAACTGCCGCCCGAATATAAACCATCTACGAGTTTCAACAATGCGAAGATGCTCGTATTCAACACACCTGAAGGCACAGGCCTCGATTCGGCAATACGGGTCGGAACGGCCGGGAAAGGAGACTTGGGGTCGGGACAGTTGATTCACAATCTTCATCTCAGTGAGATTGCGAAATATGCTCTGCATATACAGGAGTCGCTTATGAACTCCTTATTGCAGACCGTCCCGAAGGACGACAATTCAGAGGTTGTTCTCGAATCAACCGCCCGGGGGTTGGGCGGAGAATTTCACAAAGGGTTTTTTAAGAGCCGGGTATTCTATGATGCCGTCATGGTTGACGGACGCCCGGCGATCAGAAAGAGAGTAAATGAAAACGCCAGCAAGGATAACGATTATTCATCGATATTCTTGCCGTGGTTCATTTTCAGCACGTACAGACTGCCGGTGCCTGCCGGATTTAAAAGAACGAAAGAAGAACAAGCCATGGTATCGCTTTACAATCTGACGGATGAGCAGCTTATCTGGCGGAGGAACACCATTGAGAACGAATGCAGATCAAACGCAAACACATTCAAGCAGGAATACCCATCGAACCCGCAGGAAGCCTTTATCGCATCCGGGACCCCGGCGTTCCCGAACGAAAAGGTTCTGCAATTCATGAAAGACGCGCCCAAACCCATTGCCAGATACGAATGCCTTGCATCCGCCCACGGCAGCGGACAGTTCATAGCCAGAGACGATGGTCGGTTCATGGTCTGGGTAGAGCCGCGTCCAGGTCGGCCATACGTGATATCAGCCGATGTTGCGGAGGGGCTGCGCCACGGCGACTTCTCGGCATTCAGCGTGTGGGATCACATATCGTCCGAAGAGGTCGCTCACTGGCATGGACACCTGGCGGCATTCGATTTCGCAAGTCTATTATATTGGGTCGGCATGAGATATAACGAGGCATGGCTGGTGCCGGAGCGAAACGCCATAGGCCAATCCACAGTTGAGCGGCTTCTCGATCTGGAATACAAGAACATCTACGTGGAGACCATCCCCGACCCTCCGCACAAGCCGAGGAAGCGCTATGGGTGGCTCACCATACATGGAAAAACAGCGTCGCTGATACTGGAAAACCTGATCTACGAAGTCAACACCGGGACCCACGGCATCAAGTGCAAGGAGACATTTGAGGAAATGTTCAATTTCAAAATCCAAGACGACGGCAAAGTCGAAAGCGATCCCGGAACCTTTGACGACAGGGTGATGGAGACGGCTATAGGGAAATACGTACTGCAAAAGCTGCCGAAGATCCGGGTTTACAATATGGCCGACCGGATCAGGGGCCGCGGGACAAAATCAGGAGTCCCGTCATCGAAGGCATGGACATAAAAATCGTAGAGGAAGTAGAATGAGAACATTATGATCGAAACCCATCCTGATCTCTTTGACGGAGAAACACCGACAACCACAACCGACGTGTCTGCTCATCGTGCCATGCGTTGCGACTTGCCGGGGACATGAATCGCATTTTGGAGTTGCACGAAAAGCGCAGACAGACCGATCCAAACACTGAATTGACGGGCTTGACCTGTTCGCGAGCACGTTGAACGGAAAGGGAGATTTTTAAAAGAAAGATTTGTATTCATCCGACGTGAGGTCGCGCTTGGAACAAAAGGTCGTACGTCATGAATGGACGTAAAAACATAATAAACCATAGGAGGTATATATGGACAAGATGCTTGGGAATACCGATGTAAACGGAGCAAGAAAAAACGTAAAAGACATTGTTGTGTTCGGGAACGGTGATATTTTTCAACTTCTCTGCAAGGTATCAAG